GGCGAGATTGTCGGCGGCGTGCTGGTGAAAATCGATCTTCGGGTTGTCGAGGTACATCTGCCTCAGCTCGCCGCCAGCCATGTGCGCCAGTATCCTCAGCTCCTGCTGGCTGAAGTCGCGGCGCAGCCACATCTGCCCGTCGTCCGGGTAGAAGTAGCGCTTGAACGTCGGTATCGGCGGCAGCCCGTGCGTGCCGCTCAGGTCCTCGGCTTTCAGGTATTTGGGTATGTTCTGCCAGTTAGGGCTGCTACTCTTGCGGCCCGTCGCCGCGCCCTTGTCTTCGCCCTTGACCTGGTTCCAGTCCGTGTAGAGCCGATCCCAACTACCAGCCAGCATCGCGTTCCATGGACGTAGGTATAGCGTAAGCGCAGTCTCAACTTTGCCGCGGTATTGTAGCAAGGCCAGAAGTTTCTTGTCCTTGACGCCTTGTAGAAGAGAGTTCTTGTTGGCACTGTCCTTGCCTCCCGGTGTTTTCAGCCAGTTGCCGCCCTTGCCGGCCTTGTCGATGGCCTTGATAAGCTTGAGCGGCGAGCCTGGGTTCAGGCCCGGCGCGCGCAGCGCCTTGCGGATGATCTTGTCGACGTCGAACAGCGCCTGCTCCGCCTGCTCGCGGTCGCCGATGATTGCAGCGCGATCTACATGGATGCCGCGGCGCGAGTTATCGAGCAGCATGGGCAACAGCCTGCGCTCGCGGTCATAAGCATCGCGCATCTTGCGCTTCTGTATCTCGGGCATCAGCAATTTGAACAGCTTCTCGGTGCGCATCGTGTCGCCATGGGCGCGCTTGCGCATGAGCGGCTCGGGCGCGTAGCCGATCCACTTGCCCCAGCTCTTCTTGCCTTTGCTCTCGGGTATGTTGGCATAAATCCAATCTCTTAGCTCGCTTTGGTCCTCTTCGCCGATGTTCAGCAGCGCCGCGCTTGCCGGCTTCAGCGACAGGTTCTGGTAAGGGTCGTGCAGGAACAGCAGGAACTTCGTGTCGTGGATGCGCCGCCAGGCGGGCATCGGCATGCCCAGCGCCTCGACCGCCACGGCCACGTCGAACGCTGCATTATGGAATAGCAGCTCCTCGTTGCCTTTGAAGATCGGCGCGAGCTCGCGCTTCATGGCCTGCTCGCCGTAGGCGAAGATGGGCTTGCGCCCGAATGCCTTGATGCTGACGCACGTCGGTTTGGGCGGGAAGTTAGGGCGTGCCTCGATCGGCAGCGACTCGAAGTCAATGGTTATCATGCAGCCTCCTATGCCGATGCCCCCGCTTGCGCAGGGGCATGAGCCTAGAACTCTAGGGCTCACAATCTCCTTGGCATCGGCGCCAGCGCGCCAGCGTTTTTTATGAACTGCTGCACTTCGTCGCTCTGCACCAGCGCCTGCAGCTGGAGCAATTGCACGGTGCTAATCGACGATGTGGTGACCGCTGCTACCTCGCCGGCATGCACCGCTATTGACGCCAGCTTGGCCGTCAGGATGTCGTTGATTTCCATTAGAACCTCTTCTTTCCAGCCGGCTGTTTTGCCGGCTTCTCTTCCTCAAACACTGGATACGGCGACTCTATGATCTTGCGCGCTTCGTCCAGCCGCGCCAGCACCGGCGATTGCCATTGCCGCGGCAGGTCGCCGCCCGGCTCGAGGTGCACTGTGAATATGCTCTTGCTTGACGCCCGCACCTCCAGCTGCGTCGTGACCGCGAACGTCGCCGCATCCTTGACGCCGAGGAAATCCAGGTAAACTTTGGCGGCTTTCAGCGACGTCGGCGGCATCCTGCCCGTGTATATCGTCGCCTGCGCAAGCTCTTCCGGTGTGGCGCTTTTCGTCGCCTGGATGCCGACGAACTTGAAGTGCTGACGACACGCCTGGCCGCGCCCGACGTCGGCGCTCGCCCACTCCGCATGCTTGCAGCCTTTGCATGCGGCGCTCTGCGGTTCGGTCGATTCCTTGTGCGGCGCAATAGGCAGGCCTCCGTCGACCTCGCCGTAAGCGTAGCATACCGGCGTGCGGGGATTGTCTGGGTCGAATGCGCCCTTGTAGTAGGCGCGCTCGTTCATCGTCGCCAGGATTACCATGTCCGCGACGTTGTTGCGCTGCTGCACGCCGCCGACGCTGAGCGTCGCCGCGCGGAACGATATCATGGCGCTGTTCGCGCCCAATACCGCCGCCGCCTTGACTTGCTTCGCGGCTGCCGCTTTCACCGCGTCGTTCCAGCTGACGATTGCACCGGCCTTGGGCCTGGCCGGCAGGTTCTTCGTTGCCATAGTCTCAGTCTCCGATCGTTGAAGTTACACCTTGGCGCCGGCCTTGCTTACCGTGAGGTCGACAATCACGTCGCGCTTGACGCCGGCGATTTCCTCGCCTGCATCCCAACGCAGCCTGCATGCTTCTAGGTTGAGCCTCCGCTGGTAGAGGTCGAAGGCGTCGTGCTTCTTAACGAACTTCTGGAAAGTCGGCAGGTCTTCAATCGTGCCGACCGCCGACTTCTTCAGCGACACCTGGCCGACCTTGCCGGCGAGCCGGCTCAGGTCCTGCTTCGACAGATTGTCGAGCAGCCAGTCCTTCAGCTCGCGCTCCTTCTCCTTGAGCTCGTTGGCCTGGCGGTCCAGGTCGAGGCGCTGCTCGCGCGTCTTGTACAGCCGGTCGACTACTTCTCCTGGCGTGGCTTTAGCCATGGCTTTACCCCTTTCAGCTCGCGTTTCAGGTTATTGCGCGCCTGCTCGATGCTGCGCGGCGAGCGCGATACCGAGATATTGTTGCCGTTGCTCAGCGTCACAACGTCGTGCGAGCCGGTTTTTCGCCATGCCATAACCTTGAGACCTTGATCTTTTACCGTCTGTCTTATCAGTCGATGCCACTTGTTCACTGGTTTCTCCTTAATTTAACAAGGCGCGAAAATTATAGCGCAAAGGGAGCGTCCCTAGGCAAAAAATTTTTGCCCCTGAAAAAAACGGCAGCCCGTCGCCGGGCCGCCGCTAAAGCGCATTACATGGAGAAACGAACAGCAGCGCTATAATAGCACGCCTGAAATCCGCGCGTAAACTCCTTAGAGGACGACGCGCGGTTTAATTGGGGAACCCGTTTGCGCTATAATTGCTGGCTTACATGGAGCAGTATCAAAAGTTGGATAAAAATATGGAGAATACTAATGACAGCAAAGGTCGTCTATACCGAGTTCGTTAACCTCAAGTCCATCCAAGGCGAGCTGAAGACGGACAGCCTGCAGCACTTCGCCGCGCTTTGCGCCGCGTCCTACGCGCAGAAAAAGGCGCAGCCGCTGTGCGTGCCCGACGTGCTGCCCGGCAACCGCCGCGCGTCGGGCGTCGAGCCTATCTCTGCGTCTGCGATCTTTCTTGACTTCGACAAGCCGCAGCTGACCGCGCGCGAGTGCGCGCAGCGCCTCAAGAAACTGGGCGCGTCGTTCGTGCTTTACCCGACCTACTCCTGGACCGAGGCGCAACCCAAATACCGCATCGTGCTGCCTTTCGGCGCGCCGCAGGACATCGTGACGCGGCGCAACCTCATCGCGCGCATGGAGAAGGTGCTGCCAGGCATCGCGCCCGAATCCTACGACAGCAAGCGCGGCTACTTCGTCGGGCGCAACGGCAGATCCGCGCCGGATCCGGTCTGGTTCGAAAAGCTGCCCGCCGAGCAGGTGCAATGGCCCGCCGCCGATCCTGCGCCCAAGGAAGCGCGCGTAGCGCGCGGCATCAGCGGCAACCCGGCGCAGCTGGCGCAGACGCTGGTCGCCAAGGCGGGCCACAAGCTGGTCGACGGCGAGGGGAGATGGAGCGCCGTCGAATACCTCGCGACGCGCGTCAGCGCCAGGAACTACAGCGAGCTCGAGTGCTACGCGCTGCTCGACGAGCTGGTCGGGCGTTACTTCGACGCCAGCGCGGTCACGCCCGAAGACCGTTCCAAGTGGAACGCACGCATCGCTTACTGGCTCGCCAAGGACAAGCCGCTGCAAGCCTTGCGCGCCCGCCCCGAGGAGCGCATAGTTCCTACGTTCAACGACCTGCCGACCACCTTCTCGATCGGCGAGCTCATGAAAATGGACTTGCCGCCCACCGAGTGGGTCGTCGAAGACCTGCTGCCGCCCGGGCTGGCGCTGCTCGCCGGCCCGCCGAAGATCGGCAAGTCAACGCTGGCCTACGACCTGGCGATGGCCGTGGCCAGCGGCAGCAAGTTCCTCGACCATTGGGCCACGCGCAAGGCGCCCGTCATCTACTACGACCTCGAGAGCGGCCATCACCTCATCAAGGAAAAGGTCGTGGCGCTGCTGCGCGTGCGCAAGCACGACGTCAGGAAATGGAAGCTGTCGTTCAGCCTGGTCTCGCCGGCGGGCGCGGCGGCCGTGGCGCAGGTGCGCGCCGACCTGCAGGCCAACCCGGCAACGCGCCTGCTCGTCGTGGACATTTTCGCGCGCTTCCGCGACGCGGCGCAAGAGGCGCGCGAGCGCAAGAACGCTTACCTGCTGGAGCACGAAATCATGACTCAGTTCCAGGCGGTCTGCATGGACTACCCTAACCTGTGCGTGCTGCTCGTGCACCATACCAACAAGCGCAGCACCGACACCACGACCTGGCAGGACGCGATATCGGGCACGCAAGGCATCGCCGGCGGCACGCACACGAACCTCGTGCTGTCCTCGCCGGTCAAGCCGGGGCTGTCCGAAGAAGACCGCCAGCTGATGCGCCAGTACGTCATCCTGCACGGCGCGGGCAAGCGCGTCCACGAGTTCGAGCAGACTCTGGCCAAGGCCGGCGACGGCTGCACCTGGCGCGTCTCGGAGCTGACGCCCGGCCAGGTCAAGGCGGGCAGCGTGCAGCGCGACATCCTGGCAGTCGTCTCGAGCAACCCCGAAGTGATCTGGCCCGCGCCGGCCATAGCCCAGGCGCTCGGCAAGAACCTCAACACGGTGCGCGAGCTGACGCGGCGCATGACCCAGCAGGGCATGCTCAAGACGACGGGTAAGGGATTTATACTTCCGCAGAACGCGGAAACGGCGAAGCGCGTAGCTTCCCAGGAAGAGATCTTCGGCCCGGCTGCGAGCGCCAACAGGCCGGTGCGCAAGCAAAAGTAAGCTCATTACGCGCCCGAGCCGGGCACGTAATGAACGCCAGACGCGTTTCGGGCACGCGCTATGCACGTATATGCTGCATAACGCGCCGAAAGAGCGTTTAAACGCGCCGCAGCAGCCCCTGAAAAGGCCGTTGCGGCGCTTATTGCAGCAAAATCAGCGGCTTACGCCGCCGGCTTCACTTGAACTCCTGCTTCAGCAGGTCCATGGCCAGCGTCCAGGCCTTGTTCACCAGGTCGAGGTCGGCCTCCTGCATGGCCTCCAACGTATTGCCTTCGTTCCACGCCGGCTCGCGCCCGAGCACGGCCTTGAACGCCTCGTACATCACCATGTTCGCGTCGCAATAGTCGTGGGTATGGCATATCGACTCATGCGGCTCCGCCATGTTCTCGCCCACGGCCTGCGCCAGCGCCGGGAGCGTGAGCTCCCGGCGCAGGCCGCTGACGAACTCGCATGCCAGCAGCTGTATCATCATCTCAGATTCTCCTTTGCCTGCGCTCCAGCCTGCGCAGGCGGGATTGCTTGCGCAGGAACTTGCCGACCGGCGTGATGCCGCAGCGCGGCCCGCCGAACATCGAGATGCCGTGCCTGCGCTCGTGGCGATTCGTCGTCCAGGCTATTAGCCCGACGAACGCCAGGAACAGCAGCGGCCACCCTACCAGCCACCAGGCCCACATCAGTGCACCTGCGGGCGTATCGAGAGCTCTATTGCGTCCTCGACCAGGGCCAGCTTGTGCTCCAGCCCTTTGTAGGCGAACACGAGCACCCACGGATCGGGGCTCATCTGCAGCAGCCCCGCGCCGTGCTTCTCGAGGAATTTCGCCATGGCATCGCGATACTCCTCGAACTGCTCATACTCCTGCTCGTCCTGCCAGCGCGCGGCCAGGTAGTCGAAGTGCGCCACTATGGCGCGCAAGGCTTGAGAAGCATTTCTCATCGTCATATCTCCTTGAAGATGGCAAAAGCGCCATCGCCATGCGCCTGCATTTTACTGCAGGCGCATGCCGCTAGCCTTTCTCTCCTATTATGTTGAGCGCGGCGTAGCTGTTGCTGCAGACCAGCACGCCCAGGTCGCGCCCGTCGCGATACCAGCCTATTGTGCACTTGTCCGAGAGCCGCAAAGGCAGCTCAGGGCCTTCTCCCGCGGTTATCATGACGCTCATGCCTATGCCGCCGCGCATTTCTCTGACCAGCGCCTTGCAGCCGCCTCCCGTATCCTGCACCGCGAAGCCCCACTGGCGCCACCAGAGCTCTACTTCATCATCCTCCAGATTAAACTGCGCTTTTACCAAGGACAACTCCGCCTGCAGCACCGCGCCTTCTTCATCGCCTTCTTCCATGGTGCGGTCCATGACAGACGCCAGGATACAGGCGTAGAGGTTGCGCGCCTTGCGCAGAAACTCGTCATTGTGGTCCATTTTATCTCCTTGAAGATGCCAAAGCGGCATCACACAGCGCACCTCGCGGTGCGCTGCATGCTGCACTCTAGGCCTTGCGATAGGCGTTGAAGCCTATGCTGATGCCGTTGACATTGATGTTGCCGCCAGTGGTGGCAATGATGTTGCTCTTGCCGCTCTTGGACGCACCCAGCTTCTTTTTGGGGTCGAAGATTACCGCGATGCGGCCATCTTCTTGCGACACCACCTCAACGTTGCTGCCCAGGGACAGCAGGACTTCAGCTTTGTTAGCCATGATGCAATATCTCCTTGAAGATGCAACCATAGAGCGTGTGCTCCATGAAATCGCATCGCATAGCAGCCTGTTGGAGGCTGCTATACGCTGCTACTTCTCTAAACCGCGGTTGAAGCGGCTCTGATACCAATACACGCAAGCCATTGTTGTATTGCAGCTTTTGTGCTTTTTGTGCACTGATTTGAGTATTGCTTCATTGCTCATTTCAGCGCGGATGCCTTCTCTAATAGTGTCAGCGATGCTCTTGCTTTTCTTCGCTTTCTTGCTTGCGCTCTTCTTAGGCTGCGCTGTGACTGCGCTGCTGACTTCTACAGCGCTCATAGCAGGCGAGCAAATCATTGAAGAAAATTCATTGCTGTCAATGTTAAGCATTTGATATCTCCTTGATTGTGCAGCGCATTATTGCGCTGCATGCTGCGCACGCTATGCGCATATGCAGCATGCAGCGCGCTAGCAATTGCTAGCGCAATGCATTCAAGGTAGATTCCATATTGTGAAAGAGCGTTTGCTGCGCGCTATATGTGCTCAGCGCGTCTTACGCAGCATGCGCTAAGCGCGCATGCTTGCAAGCTGCGAAAAAATTGCGCTTGCAGAACATTAGACAGCGCGCAGTTGCAAAAGTTCAAATTATTTTTTTCTAATTTGAAAACAAGCGCTTAGCGCGCATTTCAAGTTAGTGCTGTATAAATTTACAGCATTCGCGCGCGCGTACGCGCACGCGGATGCGCGCACGCGCTACGCGCACGCACCCGCGCGCGCCTGGCCGCGCGCCCGCGCGCCCGCGCGCGTATGCCATGGCATTGGCCTACAGTTAAAGTATATATTTATGTAGTCTTAGTAGTCTATTGATTTGATTATATTCTTAGACTACTAAGACTATAGACATAGCTATACGGTTCGCGTGCGAACTTCAGGTGTACATTCGTACAGTACTATAAATTAGAATAAAAATCATCAAGTTAGATGCGGGATACTGTGCGTGGCGCGCGTGCGGAGTGACTGGACGCGCGCGGAGTGACTCGCACCCACGCGCGGGCGCGCTCCTTCCGCGTCCAGGCGCGCGAGGGGGTAGGTGGGGGCGCGCAAGGGCGCACCGCCCCTTTTACCGGGTTTATGCTACTTCCCGACAGGAAACAGGTAACTCTCCAGTACCTGGGAAGTAACAGGTAACTCTCCAGTACCTGGGAAGTAACAGGTAACTCTCCAGTACCTGGGAAGTAACCCGGCACTTATGTGACCCGCGCGCGCGCGCGTGGCGGGGATTTGCGTAAAAGAGCGGCGGCGTGCTATAAGCTGGCGCATGAGGCAGAAGACATTGAGGAAGAAGCGCTACGACGTCCCGCAGCGCTACCAGGTATACGACCCGGACACGGGCATACTGAAGCTGGGCCCGCTGCCGGCAGGCCCGGCCAGGAGTATACTCGACATCATGGACGAGGCCAGCAAGCGCACGGGCAACGGCCAGGGCATGGTGGAATACCTGGCGCATCACCCGGGCGAGTTCCTGCAGGCGCAACTGCGGACGCTGCCGGTAAAGCTGGCGGGCGGCGACGGCGGCCCCTTGCAGATCGAGCTGATCGACCCGACGAAGGGCATAACGGTTGAAGGAGAAGTCATTGGCAAGGATACAGCTGCCCGCGAACTGGATCGCAAGGCCTTACCAGGTGCCGTTCTGGCGCGCCATGATGAACAAGGTCAACCCGCTGAGAAGGGCCGCGGTCGTGTGGCCGAGAAGAGCCGGCAAGGACAGGACGGCGCTGGCGGTGACGAGCGTGAAGATGGCCGAAAAGCCCGCGGCGTACTGGCACATGCTGCCGACCAACGTGCAGGCGCGGAAGGTGATATGGGACGCCGTCGACCGGCAGACCGGGCTGCCGCTCGTGGACAGGGTGTTCCCAAAGGAGCTCGTCAAGGCCAAGAACGAGGCCGAGATGGGAATAGAGTTGAAGAACGGCAGCAAGTGGTACGCCGTGGGAAGCGACAACTACAACCGGCTGGTGGGAAGCGACCCGTTCGGGGTCGTGTTCAGCGAGTATAGCCTGGCCGACCCGGGCGCGTGGAATTATATACGCCCGATCCTGGCGGAGAACGGCGGCTGGGCCATGTTCCTGTATACCCCGCGCGGCAGGAACCACGGGTATACCATGTACAACATGGCGTGCAGCAACCCCGACTGGTTTTGCGAGCTGCTCAGCACCGAGCAGACCCGGCACATCAGCCTGGAGGACATCGAGGTCGAGCGCAGGGCGGGCATGAGCGAGGAGCTGATACAGCAGGAGTTCTATTGCAGCTTCACGGCAGGCGCGGCGGGCAGCTACTACGGCAAAGAAATGGAGGAGATGAGGAAAGAGAAGCGGATCTGCGAGGTGCCTTACGACCCGAACTACGCGGTGGAGCTGTGGTTCGACCTGGGGTATAACGACGCGACCGCGGTGTGGGTGATGCAGCCCAAGGGCATGCAGCTGTGCGCCGTGAGGTACGCGGAGTTCCAGGGCATGGGCATACCGCGCATAGCCAGGGAAGTACGCCAGTGGGGCTACAGGCTGGACCTGCTGAGATTGCCGCACGACGGCGACGTGCACGACCAGACGAGCGGGCGCACGCGCACGGAGACCTGGGAGGACGAGTTCAAAGCGCCGAGCGAGGTTTCGCCGAGGCCGAGGAACAAAGACCAGCTCGCGGAGCAGATCAACGCCGTGAGAAGGCTGCTGCCGAGCGTGTGGATGGACAGCAAGCTGTGCGAGCAAGGCGCGTACGCACTGGAAAGCTACCACAGGGTCTACGACGAGAAATTGATGAGGACGCGCGACGAGCCCAGGCATGACTGGGCGAGCCACGGCGCGGACGCCGTGCGGACGGGCGCGGTGCGCCATGTGCCGGGGCTGTTCGGCGGCGGCGCGGAAGACAGTCGTGCTATGCTGCGCCACAAGCCGCGGGTAATACGCGCGAGGGGCGGCAGGCGCGCGCCGCAGCCGGTGGACTGGCGCAATATCTAGGAGACGGCAATGGACAACGACCTGATACGGCAGCGCTTCGGCTTCCTGAAGGGCGAGCGCACTACGCCCGAGGAAAGATGGGACGCAATAGAGCAGTATATCGCGCCTTACCGCGGCGAGTTTTTCAGGACGGCGAGCGGCGAGCAGGGCGTCGAGCTGGACAAGAGCCAGGTCGTCGACGGCACGGCGCTGCAGGCGAGCCAGAACCTCGCCGCGAACCTGCACGGCAACCTGACGAGCCCCTACGTGCAGTGGTTCGGCCTGAGCTTCCGGTCCGAGGCGCTGCGCGACGACCCGGACAGCCGCGAGTGGCTCGAGGAGTGCGGCGTGCAGGTGTGGCAGACGCTCAACGAGAGCAATTTCAGCCACGAGATTGCCGAGAACTACCTCGACCTGGTGACGTTCGCGACCACGTTCATGTTCGAGGAGGCGCTGGGCGGCGGCGAGGAGTGGCAAGGCGCGGTGTTCTCGGCGCTGCCGCTCAAGGAGTGCTTCTTCGAGGAGGACGCGAGCGGGCGCATCAGCCACTTCTACCGGCTGCTGAGCTGGACGCCGCTGCAACTGCTGGACAAGTTCGGCGACGCGCTGCCCGACGACCTCAAGGAGCTGGCCAGAGGGCCGGCCGCGGTGCAGACGCGCCACGAGGTGATATTCTGCGTGTTCCCTAGGCACCGGAAGCCGGTGACGGGCGTGCTGCCGCCCAGGAGAAGGCCGTTCGGCTACAAGTACGTCCTGCGCAGGGACGGCGCGCTGCTCGGCAAGGAGGGCGGCTACTACGAGATGCCCGTGTTCGTGGCCAGGTGGGCCAAGGTCAGCGACAGCAAGTGGGGGCACGGGCCGAGCCACGTCGCTATATACGACGTGCAAGCGCTCAATCGCCAGGAGGCGCTGACGCTCGACGCGCTGGAGAAGGTCATCGACCCGCCGCAGAAGGCGACGGAGCGCGGCGTCATCGGCGACGTCGACCTGCAGCCCGGCGGGCTGACCATCGTGCGCAGCCTGGACAGCATCGCGCCGATGACGTTCGGATCCGAGTGGAACGTCGTCAACATGGAGCGCAACAACCGGCGCGACATGATCCGCGAGTATTACATGGTCAGCAAGCTGGACATGAAGGACTCGCCGGCGATGACCGCGACGGAAGTGGAAAGGCGCTGGCAGCAGATGCAGAAGGTGCTGGGCCCGACGCTCGGCCGCCTGCAGATGGACTTGCTGGAGCCGGCGATCCAGACGACGTTCAACTTGCTGCGGCGCGCCAACCGGCTGCCGCCGCCGCCCGCGGCGATAATGGAGGCGGGCGCCGAGAACCTTGACATCGAGTATACGGGGCCGCTGCCGGTGGCGCAGAAGGCGGACATCGCCGCGGCGATCGAGCGCGAGCTCGGGCTGGCGTCGAACCTGGCGCAGACTTACGGGCCCGCCGTGCTGGACGCAATAGACGCCACGAAGGCGCTGCAGGAGCACGCCAAGCTGACCGCGGTGCCGGCGAAGCTGCTCAGGACCAAGCGCGAAATCGAGAAACTGGTGCAGCAGCGCGAGCAGCAGCAGGCGGAGCAGGCGAAGCTGGCGCAGGCGGAGCAGGCCGCCAGGGCGGTCAAGGACGCCGGCGCGGGCGCGGCGAGCATGGCGCAGGCCGGCCAGATGCAGGGCGAGTTGCCGCCCACCGAGGACATCGATCCGCCGCAGGGCGGCCAGGTAGGATTACTTCAATAGGAGAAGAGCATGGAGAATCAGCACCATGAAATCAAGGGCTATCGCGAGCTCAATCCGAACGAAATCGCGATGATGAACGAGGTCAAGGAAATGGGCGCCAGGCTGGGCATGCTGGTCGAAAGCCTGCGCAACGACTCGGCGCTCGACCAGCGCTGGGTGGCGATCGGCGCGACGACGCTCCAGCAGGGGCTGATGGCGCTGACGCGCAGCATCGCGCGGCCGACGTTTTTCTGATGAAGCGCTCGGACGCCCAGCTAGAGGCGCGGCGCAAGGCGCTGGTCGTGGCGCGCGTGTTCGGCACGCCCGACGGCGAGGAAGCGCTGAAGATCCTGATAAAGCAGTTCGGCGGGTCGTGCTACCAGAAAGGCGACCCGCACCACACGGCGTATCTCGAGGGCGGGCGCGACGTGCTGATCTATATCAAGGAGATGATGGACATGCTAAAGGAGAAAGACGATGGCTGAAGCCCAAGCTGCTGCTGCCGCCGCGCCCGACTGGCGCGCGGGATTGCCCGATGACGTCAAGGCCGCGCCGGCGCTGAAGGACATTGCCGACGTCGGGACGCTGGCCAAGAACTACCTCGAGGCGCAAGGCGCGCTCGGCCGCAGCTTGCGCCTGCCGTCGAAGGAAGCGGGCGATGCGGATCGCAAGGCGTTCCGCGCCAAGGTCCTGGAGCTGGGCAAGGACTATGGCGTCGCGGCGCTGCCCGCCGAGGGCGAGGACCCGAGTGCGTTCTACGCGCTGCTCGGCCGCCCGGGCAAGCCCGAGGAGTACGAGGTGCCGGATGGCAAGGCCGCCGGCGTCGAGTTCGACCCGGGCGAGGCGCAGCAGTTCAAGGCGATCGCGCATGCGGCAGGCCTGACCAAGCGCCAGTTCAACAAGATCATCGGCGACATGTCCAAGTCGCGCGTCGACGCCGCGGTGGCGCAGCGCGCGGCCGCGGACGCGGCGGCCGCGGAGCTCAAAGCGGAATGGGGCGAGGCGTACGAGCCGCGCCTGGCGGACACGGCGCGCCGCCTCGAGATGCATGGCGCGCCGCCCGCGCTGGTCTCGGCGTGGAAGGGCGGCAAGATCGACGCCGGGTCGGCGCGCTGGCTGCACGCGATGATGAGCGCGCTGGGCGACGAGCCCGCGGAATTGCAGAACCAGGGCAAGCGCCCCAATGGCAATGCGCTCGCGCCCGAGGAGGCCATGGCGCGCGTCGAGGAAATCGAGAAGCGCCTGCAGGCGATGAGCCCGAGCGACCCGGACTACCAGGGCTTGGTGCAGCGGCGCGTGCAGCTGATCGAGCGCGCCGCGGCCGGCCGCTCCTAGGCCGTTTGCGCCGCCGAAAAAACGGGCGCATAATGCGCCCGTTTCGCTTTCGAAGATCGCCGGGCAACCCAATGGGTCCGGCTGACGAAGGCCCGAGCCGGGGATAAGGCCAGGGGATCGGTCCTGCTGAAAAATCGCAGGGCAACCTAACCCGAGAGTCGATTCAATTCCACTTTCGAGGAAAGGTGATTTATGGCCATTACCATTTCTGCCGCCTACGTACAGACGTACGAGCGGACCGTGCGCCAGCTGGCGCAGCAATCCGAAACGCGCCTGCGCCAGTTCGTCATGGAGAAGGGCGTTACATCCGAGAAGCACAATTGGGACCGCCTAGGCAAGGGCGACTTCACCGCGAAGGCCGCGGCAAGAACCCCGACACCGGCAACGGACTCGCCGTGGAGCAGGCGCGTCTCGATCGTATCGACGAAGCACGACGGCGATACGGTGGAACCCGAGGATATCGTGCAGATGCTGATAGACCCCAAGAGCTCGGTGGCCGAGAAGCAGGGCATGGGCGCCAAGCGCGCGGTGGACGATTACATCATCGCCGCAGCCACTGGCAACGCGCTCGACGGCACGGGCGCGCCGGTGGCGTTCCCCGCCGGCCAGAAAGTCGGCACGGGCGCTGAGGTCATCAGCTTCGACATGGTGACGGCGGTGCAGGAAAAGTTCATGGCCAACGACATCGACCCCTCCATATCGAAGGTATTCGTGGTCGGGCCGACGCAGGTGCGCAAGCTGATGCAGCTGACCGAGCAGACCTCGGCCGACTACGTGCAGCGCGAGGCCCTGCAGCGGCTCAACGCGACGGGCATCGTGCCGAATTGGATGGGGTTCACCTGGGTCGTGTCGACCAGGCTGCTGATCCCGTCGGCGGGCCAGCTGTCGTGCCTGGCGTTCACCAAGCGGGCGCTCGGCCTGCAGGTGGCCAAGGATATCTGGACGCGGGTGGCCGAGGATCCGTCGATCAGCTTCGCGTGGCGCATCTACTGCGCGCTGACGATGGGCGCGGTGCGCGTCGAGGACGAGCAGATCGTCCACGTGCACGTCAAGAACTCGCTGGTCTAACCTTCACCCCGGACCCGGGCGGCCCGCTTTCTCCCGGCAACCGCCCGGGGTTTTTTGGAGAAAAGATATGAGTATAGAAGACAACATGAAGATCGCATCGGGGCTGCGCCGCATGGGCATCATGAGCCACGAGGTGCCGCAGGTCGAGGCGATGCTGGCCGAAGGCAAGAGCGTCAAGGAAATCGCCGACGCGCTGGCCTGCGACGAGTCCGTGATTGAGGGCTTCCGCCCGGCGGCTTACGACACGCCGGCGGAAGAGGAAGAGGAGAAGCCGCGTGCTCGGCGTAAGTGACGTCGCCATCTGTAACCAGGCAATAGGCTGGGTCGGCGGCAACCTTATCATTTCGCTGGACCAGGAGCAGACCGAGGCGCAGCTGGCCAAGGCCAACTACGCCTTGTTGCGCAACGCGCTGCTCGAGGCTGCAGACTGGACGTTTGCCATGCGGCGCTTCGTGCCGCCGCAGCTGGCCATAGGCCCTGCCTGGGGCTATCCGTATAATTTCCAGTTGCCATCGGACGTGCTGCGCGTGTGCTACGTCGGGCAGAGCGCGCGCCCGGAGGAAGGCGATCCGGTCGCCAGCTGGGTCCGCGAGGGCCATACGATCCTGGCCGAGCAGTCTCAGATTTTCGTGCGCGCCGTCGTGGAGATAGCGGACCCGAACCTGTTCAGCCCGCTGTTTACGCAGGCGCTGGCTGCGCGGCTGGCCATGGACTTGGCGATACCGATCGCCAATTCCAGATCCTTGCAATCCGACATGGCTAACCTGTTCGCGAGCAAAATGGCCGAGGCCGTGGCGCAGGACGCCAAACAGGGGCGGGCGCGCCTGATCCGCGCGCCGGGCATGAAGCTGGCGCGCCGCGCCGGCGCAACGGGTTTCGTCGGACCTACCGTCTAGGAGGGCAGCATGTATCAAGTCTCTATCGCATTGGGAAAGAGCGCAGGCTTCGACGTCTCGCTGCTGCAGGTGCCGGCTGCCACGGCAACGCCCGCAGCGAGCGTGGCATTGCTGATCGGCGAGGCCACGACGCTGACCATAGGCCAGATCATGGAGCGGTGCAAGGACTGCATCGATGCGCTGATATCGGACTCGCGCATGGGCGGCGGCCTGCAGAAGGCCGACATGATCGACGCGCGGTTCGGCCGGCCGGCGATCGTGATGAGCGCCAACGGCGCGCTGTCCGCCGAGACGGGCATCGCCGCCGTGCGCAACAATGTCGGCAACTTGGACGGGCAGACGACGCTGATTCTGTCGGGGCTGACCCAGTGCCTCGAGGTATTCCGCGAGACCGCGCTGACGAGCGGCCTGACAATTAAGCCGTAGGCGGCGCCATGGCCCATATCAACGACGCGATTAATGCCGCGATACCCGATGCGGCCGGCGGCAACGCGCTCAACGACAAGCTGCTGCGCTACTACCTGGCCAATGGCGCGGTGACGCCGGTGCTGGACCAGGCAGAGCTGGAGTTTCTGGTTGCGCAGGGCGAGACGCCCGGCCACGTGAACGACATGTGGGCGCATTACCTCGGCACAGTCAAGGGGTTTGCGGGCGCGCTCGACGACATGCTCTACCTTTATTGGACTGCAGGCCCGAGGCCGTAGTGCCCAAGCTGACGCCTATCCAGGAGAGCTTCTCCGCCGGCGAGCTCAGCCCGCGCATGATATCGCGTATCTCCGCCAAGGGATACCGCGAGGGCGCGCAGCGCATGGAGAACATGATCAGCCTGGCGCAGGGGCCGGCCAAGCGCCGCCCCGGCCTGCGCTTCGGGTTCGAGACGCCGGTGACGGCGCAGCAGGCGCGCGTTATTCCGTTCCCGGTTTCTGCCATCAAGTTCTTTTCGCTGCTGTTCATCGAGGGCGCGTTGTATCTGCTGAACGAGATAGGCGAGCCGATCGCGCCCGAGCGCGTGCTGAACGGGGATTTCAGGTTCGGCGCGCAGGACTGGACTACAAATCCAGGCATGGGCGCGACGATCACGTTCGGCGCGCTGCTCTGCACGCTGTCGTCCTCAGTCGTCCGCACGGCGATGCTGATCCAGAACGTGACGGGCTTGCTCGTCGGCCAGCAATACAGCTTCACGGTCCTGCAGGCTGCGCCGCTGGACCTGGTAAGGCTGGGCGTCGGCACGACGTCGGGCGGGTTGCAGGTCGCGCAGACGCAGGGAACGCTGAACATACTGACCTTGACGTTCACGGCCACGGCGACGTCTCACTGGATATCCGTGTCCAGCATGACGCCCAACGTACCGTGCGTCATTGCGCGCGTCAGCATCCAGGATATCGTGCCGGCGCTGGCCGCGGCGCGCGCGCTGACGACGCCGTTCACGGCGGACCTGCTGCCTGTCCTGCAGTACGAGATAGACCCGACGGGCATGACGATGTTCATTACGTCGGGCGGGCAGCCGGTGCAGAAGGTGGAATATACCGGCACCAGTTTCACCATATCCGCCGCGGCGTTCGTCGCGCAGCCGCCGGAATGGACGACGAACAACTACCCGCGCACGCTGACCTTTTTCCAGGGGCGGCTCTGGTTCGGCGGCACGGCGTTGCAGCCCTCGAAGTTCTGGGGCAGCAAGTCCGGCGATTACCTGAACTTCACGCTGGGCACGCTGGCCGACGATGCGCTGGCCTATACGATCGCCAAGCGCGGCGCAATACGCTGGATGAGCGGCGCGAAGAACCTGCTGATCGGTACGGAGAATACGGAGTTCGTGCTGAGCGCAGCGGGCGGCGCGCAGGAAGTCATCACGCCGACCAGTATCCTGATCGAGCCGCAGAGCGCCTACGGCTCGGCCTACGCGCAGCCCATGCTGCTTGGCAACGTCGTGCTTTATTTCAACGGCGACGGGCGCAAGCTGTACGTGATGGGCTACCGCTTCGAGGAAAGCGGCTGGGTTTCCACGGACCTGACGCTGGCCTCCGAGCACATCACGTTGGGGCGCGTGGCGGCGACGGCGTATACGCAGCGCCCCGAGAGCATTGTATGGGCGGTGCTGACGAGCGGCGAGCTGGTCGCGTCGAGCTACGAGCGCGGCAACAACATCGTGGGCTGGCATCGCCATCCTACCAAGCTGCTGCTGGTCTCGATCGCTGCCGTCTCGTTCTTTGGAACCGACGTGCTGCTGGCGGCGTGGCGCGTCTC